CATATTTAGAAATTTCCCAATGATTTCATCATTCCATCCCAACTTCAAAAACCTCACGGGTAAACGCTTTGGTCGCTGGACGGTTCTCTCCCATGTTCCAACGGGTAGAAAAGGGTCTTCAACCTGGAGATGCCAGTGCGACTGTGGACGCATCAAGGAGAACGTGTTCTACACCGCTTTAACAACGGGCAAGTCTCTTTCCTGTGGATGCCTTAGAACTGATCTACTGCGCGGTAAAGCAGTGGATGTGAAGCCAGAAAGCCCAACTGCTGTTGAGGAGCCTATTGGCGATTTGGCTGAGCTTGTGGCGATGCTGGTTGATTCCAAGAAGCCTGTGGTATCAGAGGCTAAAAAACTCATCCTTAACGATCAACGTCTCTGGCGCTGTATCGCTCGTTGCCGAGTCAAAGGACTCACCTACAAGGGTCAGAAGCCAACGGATTTCTACGTCAAGCTGGCGATGAAGGATGAGCTTGCGATTTGGCTGAGAGGATAAATATCTTATTGTATTTGTTGCATCGACAGAATCGGTGTGCGATGGTTGGTGACGATATGAATGAACCAAATAATATGAAACTAGAACAACTCAAAACCGAACTCCGCGAGTTCATTGAACTGTCGAAGAAGATCACGCCGGGGGAGTGGATAAAAGTTAACACAGCGGATGTGTTTGTTAATTCCATTGAAGCCAGAGAAGGTGCTGCTGGAACACATGTTTGCGACTGTGATCCGCAACAAGATAAAGCCATTACATTATGTGCCTTTGATGCCGCATTCATCGCTCACTCCCGCAACATCTCGCCAGCTATGGCGGAGTGTTTGCTTGTAGTCATTGAGTGGCTAGACCTCTACGCCATTCCAACAGATGAGGCAGATAAACAACTCCAACAAATCCTCACCATCTGGGAGGCATCGAAATGACACAAGAAGAAAAACGAATCAAGCTGGCTGAGGTTGGCGGGTGGAGAAAAAGTCCTGTAACTAAAAAGTGGATTCATAAATCTGCTGAAACGGATAGGTATTTCAACGCTGCATGGAGGTCTGAATCTGACCTTCCCGACTACTTCAACGATCTCAACGCGGTGCATAAGTTGGAGCAACAAACATGGTCTAAAGAATTGAATCTGAGAGACGATTTTTGTGATCATTTGGCTTTAATCATTGACCCTGTGCATGGTTATAGAGGTCTTAAAGCTACGGATGCACTACAAGCAAACGCAGCCCAACGTGCCGAAGCTCTCGGCCTAACCCTCAAACTCTGGTAAAATATGCGAAACATCAACTTACCCAAAACTAAAGTCTTCATCCGATGCGATGCCTTCGGTGGTCCAGAAAACGAATTTGAACCCGCTTGGCTTGTATCTGTTCGAGCGATGCGTAACCGCCCATTCTGCTTCCAAGCATGGGTCGAGAAATACGCTGCTTGCTTCGACAAGATTCCACCTCAGTGCGTCTATTGGTATGAGCCGGAAGATGATCACAAGCCTCTTCCGCTACATAAAGTTCAGATGTGGGAATGCTTGTCCGGCTCCATTGAGCTTTGGCGCAAGGATCAGTTAAGCGACGTGCCTGTTTTAGTTAACCTTGGCAAAGGTAATCCTCCGATAGGAGGCCACTACTGGTTCACGATTGATCACCTGCCAGAAGGACAATCATCTGGCCTCCTGGACGTGGGTGACTCCGAGTTGCTTGAGGAGCACAAGGAGGGCAACGTCATCAAGCTCAGCAATGGGCAGATCGCAATCTATCCAAATAACCGAATCAAGTGGATGCCAGTTTCGCTGACCGGCAAAGACGCAGCCGCAACCATTCCTGATTGGAGTGTGGCAACAAATAGCCAATGGGACGAGTGGTGGTCTGATTCTGACGAAATCCTGGGCGATGCCAAGTGGGCGTATTGAGGTAACAAATATGAACGACCTAAAATGAAGACCAACAGTGCCTTGATTCGGCTTCCGAATGATGTAGCCCGATGTGATGGCGTAGGATTCGATGAAAACGGCAGTTGGGACTGGCGCGAAGGCTGTGAGACGTGTTTACGCCGCACTGCTCCACGTGGAGACATGATGCTAATATCGTTTATCCATCCACCTGCGATCATCGCTTTCGAGTGTGAGTTCCTCATTGAGGCGGACAACAACCATCTCAACCTAACACTCTAATGGGACGCTCACCAAAATCACTCATCAATGAAACCTTTGGCAGCTTAATCGTTGTCGAACTTGTATCTCGCAATACCCATGGCAATAGCCGCTGGATGTGCCAGTGCGAGTGCGGCAACAAGACTGAGGTATATTATCAAAATCTCACTTCTGGCAGCGTGCAGTCCTGTGGCTGCTTGCCAAAAGGAAGAAAGATTGGCTCCAAGAAACAATCCAAGTAATGATTATGAATACAGAACACGACAAACCAACGCCTCCTCCAGGATTCAAACTCGTTAAGGGGGCTGAATTAAAAGCTCCATTTGATACCAGATTGCTTGTGTTTACCGATGAAGATATATGGTATGGATCTATTTACGCAGGTTCAAATGAAACAATGGAATGTGCAGACCTTTCTGCATGGTATGCGACACCAGATTCACAGCAATCCATTTCCCAAGAGGCCGCAGCAATCGTCGCTGGAGAACGTCAAGCCGATTACGGCGATGTGAACGAATCCTTTGCTCGCATCGCAAAGCTGTGGAGCGCCTACACAGGTTCGACCATTGAGCCTTGGGATGTGGCACAGATGATGATTCTACTGAAAGTCAGCCGAGCCAAGACAAGCAAGAAGCGAGACACCTTGGTTGACATCATTGGATATGCCGAGTGCGCTGGGAGGTTGAAGAAATGATTCTGGAAACCGAAAAACTGCAATGCAAAGAGTGCTACCACAAGTTTCTCAGAAATGAGAGGCTTGAAGCAGATCATCCATTTGAGCGTGCGGCGAAATGCTACGGATGTCCAGATTGCAAGTCTATCGACTGCTTCATAATGCTCTGTGATGAGCCTGGATGCTATCAAGAGGCAGACTGTGGATCGCCGTGCGAGGAACATAAATATCGTTGGACCTGCTACAAGCATCAACCAAATAAAGTTAACAAAGCTAAATAATATGAATACGCCTAAATTCTGTATTGATTGTCGGTGGTGTGTATCGCGTTCTTTTGAGCATGGCACTGCGTATGCTTGCACTCATCAAGATGCTATAGCTAGCAAAGGCGCAGCTAGCAGTATTGATCTCGTAACAGGGGAAAAAATTGATATTTTTGAGCGAACAAGGATGTGCGGCACAATGAGGGGATTTGATATGTGTGGTCCTAATGCCAAACTTTGGGAGGAGAAGGATGCCATCAACAACGAGCACGAGAGGCTGGTTGGGTGAGTTGGTACTAGGTTAGTACCATAACCTTTACACACATGAACAAGAAAGAGGTTAAGGAACTAGGTTAGTACCAACAAATCTGTTTAATTTGTTTGCATTCCAAACAAGTTTGATTATATTGATGAATTGTGAGAAAAGCTAAATCATCCAGAGAGATTCGAGTGAACGCCAACCGCTGGCGTGATATTGATTTCGCCTCATTGTCTTTTAAGCACCGAGCATGCTTGATGGCGCTAGAATGCTTGGCTGACAAGGCTGGTGTTGTGGATTGGGATTTGGATAAGATTCACGAGGTTCTTGGCGACGGTGTAGAATTTAACCGTTTGGACGTAAAAGCTATGGGGCCTGACCATGTTGTTTGGATGGACGGCGGGTGTCAGTTGATGCTCAGTCAATTCATGAAAAATCAGTGCTGCGGCACGCTGAGTAGGAAAGCGCCACCTCATAAGCCAATTTGGCAGGCTATTGCAAAATGGTGGGGCCAACCTGAAAAGGCTGATGATCCAGAGCCATTTTTGGCATTCTTTTCCAGAAAGTGCATTTTTCGTCATGCTCCACGAATCAAACATGAGGATCATGGACACCACGAAGAGTTGTGGAAGATTCGCATGCTGGAAGAATTGGCAGTAGCAGAAACAGTGAAAATACCCGAAACGCTGCCAGTTTGTGTTTTTGAGTCTTTAACCAAAGTTTTCAATTGGAGGAAGAATATGGCGCTTCGATGCCGACTCCGAACCGAGTCTGTCCAATGGACTTGGACAAAGGAGCAAGCGGAACTGATGATTGAGATGGTGGTTAAATTTGTCTCAAGGTTCACGCAAGAATCAATTGAGCTTCAGTTAAACAACTTAATTTTGGGTACAAGCGCCTACCTCAACCCGCCGCCAATGTGGAAAAGTAACTTGCTACCAAATAAAAAAGAAGACACCAATGAATAACTGCCCTGAAAAAGAGTCCGAATGGACCGAAGTAAAATCTAGCCTCGAATGCGCTATGAAAAGAATGGCGGACTTGGAGGTTAAGCAGGTTGAAGCCAATGGAGATTTGACGGATGCTCTCAAACTATTCCGTAAGCATTACGACTTATCCCAAGAGCAGATTGCCAACATTATGGGTGTGAGCGCCATGTACATCTCACTCCTTGAGCGCAAGAAGCGCCATTGGAGCGCCAGAACCGTTCAGCGTTTACTTGGACCGCTGTTTCAACTTTAATAACCGAAATCTGTATGAAACTCGTTAATTTATCACACGCGAAAATACTTCGTCAATTGTTTGACGCCTTTGTTAATAAGGAAGGAGGGCTTGCGCCAGATCAGTCCAACCCGCATTACAAAGGGCTTACACAATGCTGGGAATGGCACGGGCCATCTGGAACCGGAGGTTATGCCGCAATTCCGGTAAAGGGTGCATGGTACGCAGGTCATCGAGTGTCGTATTTCCTTCATCATGGAGAAATTGAGGATGGAATGGTCGTTCGTCATCGCTGCGACAACAAAATTTGCACCAACCCAAAGCATCTGATTATCGGAACCAAGGGGGAAAATATGCAAGACTGGCACGAGCGTAGGTATTCGATTCCTAAAATCGGCTTACGGCAGATTGCCAGCACGAGACAGATTGTCGATGCAGTCGATGATTCAATGCATGTATTACGAATCCATCGCGTATGTTTTGTTCCAAGGGGAAAGCCAATCACAGAAGAAGAAAAGAGCCTGCACGAAATCTGGAATGATGTTGAAACCAGAATTGAAAAGAGCTTTTTTGAAGTGGCTAAACTTGCCAACCCGAATATCAAACTATCTATTCTTTAATTTCCATAAAACACCTCTTAATTGGCTCAACCAACGACGGCACGGTTGACTCCACCCAAGAAACGCGCTAAACTTTGTAACTATATGGAAAAGAAGTTCTCTAAAACGATCAAGAACCCTGACACTGGCCGTGAAAAGACGGTGAAATACGGCCAAAAAGGCAGCAAAATTGGCCCTATTGGCAGCAAGCGTGCTGATGCGTATTGCGCTCGTAGCAACAACATCGCTGGTGATTGGCGCTCTGATTCCAATTCGCCAAATTCCCTGTCTCGTAAAAAATGGGGATGTTCGGGATCTAAAAGCGTGAAGAAGAAGTAAACACCATGAATACTGAAACAGTCTGGATGTCAGTCATTCTCCTTTGCATTCTATTGGTCAAATGCCTGACTGAAATCGGAAAACATAATCTCAATCTACCATGAAAGACTCTTGCTACAAAAAAGTCAAAGCAAGCTACGACGTGTTTCCATCGGCTCGCGCTTCTCAAGCCATTGCTAAGTGCCGCAAGGAAAGCGGCAATGTCCGCAAGACTGAAGCTGGTTCCAATCTCAAACGATGGGAGAAGGAGAACTGGAAAGACCAGCGCACTGGCAAGCCTTGCGGATCAGGTGGCGATAACGAGTATTGCCGACCAACGAAGCGAGTTTCATCCGATACGCCCAAAACGGCTAGCGAATTAGGGCGCAATAAGGTTCAGACCAAGATGCGCGAGAAATCCCGTGTTGGCATGGGCGCTAAAGTCAGTGCAGCTAAGTAACAATTTGCCCGCCGTGCCTATGCTAGCCGAAGTACCTCGCCAAATCGGATTGGTAATTACCGACGAGAAAGTAGTGGTCGAAAAGCGCATCAAGCATAATTGCCCATGTTGGCTACCGTGTATCCATAAGAAGGAACGGATGATGCGGCGGCGGGCAGCTAATTTCCAAATATGACAATCTCACTACTTCACGCCACCGCTCGCACTCAAGCCGCCCAAGACTGCCAAAAGCTCTGGCTTGAGCGTGCCGAGAACTCTTCCAACATCAAGATTATCACATGCGTTGACCATGATGATTCTGCGTGCAGAGAGGCGTTTCCTGATGCCGTTCTGAATCATGGACAGGGAGTTGTTCCGGCATGGAATGAGGCCGCTAAGCATGCCACTGGTGATATTTTAATTGCCATGGATGATGATTGGCAACCGCCTCATTCTTGGGATCAAATCATCGAGTCCTATATGTGCAACGGTGCCGACATTCTTCATGTGGGTGACAAGCATCGGAAGGATCAACTCATCTGCCATCCGATTGTCTCCAAGAGGTTCTATGATGCGATGGGATACTTTTTCCATCCTAGTTTTCGCAGTGTCTATTGCGACAATCACATCACGGATATTGCAAAACGCTGGGGTTACGTTGACGCTACTAAAGGTGGAACAGTTGATCTAGGCTTTGTGCATGCTAATCCAAGCCAGGGATACGGCGCAGAGGACGATGTAGCCCGTAAATCCAACTCAAAAGCCCGTTATGAGCATGGTGGAGCAATGCTAGCAAAATTACACAATCAAACCATTCTGGCATTCACTTGTGCAGATCGTCCTCAGTATCTCAAGCCAACTCTGGATAGCTGGCTGAAGACAGATTTGTCGCTCGTTTCATCTGTGCATTTCTTCATTGAACCAACGGACAAACGTGACGAGTGCGTTGTGGTGATTGATGAGTTTGCTAAAAACTCAGTTGCTCCAGTTATTAAGCATTTCAATAAAGAGAGGTTGGGAGTGTTGCGAAATCCGTGGCATTTGTTTGACCACTGCTTCCGCATTGAGGCGGCAAAGTTCGTTATTCTTGGAGAGGATGACTTCTTAGTGTCGCCAGATACGCTAAACTTTTTAACCTACACAAGAACTCAATGGAGTGATCAAACCTTGGCAACTTGCGTTAAATGGGTTGGAAAAGAATCGGATAATAATCCAGCAAACTTCCATCGTTCCACTGAGTTCACCGGAAATATTTGGATGACTGGCGCTGATAGCTGGAATCTCCACTTACGAGACACTTGGGACTTTGATTATTCCAGTGGAAACGCCGATGAAACGCCTTCAGGATGGGATTGGAATATCCAACTAAGAGTCATTCCAAAAGGCAATCTACATTGCATCGTTCCTACGGCTTCACGATCAAAGCATATTGGCATCACAGGCATTCATTGCACGGAGGAGGTATTTACTGACACTGTGGCGTGGAACTTTATTGAGGAGCCGTACAAGGGAGGTTATCGTGAGAAGAAAGATGAAGCTGTTGTAGCCGTTTCGATTCCATCGGTTCGCAAGTCGATGACTCACGCAGGCGATTTGGGCGATATTTCGGTATCACTCGCTACACTGCATAACGCTAACTACCTGACTACGTTTTACCTGCTTAATAATGGTCAAACCAAAGGGATTATTGAGCGAGAGCATATCATCAGGCCGCTACTTGAGATTCAACCATACATTGAATCGGTGAAGATTTACAATGGCGAAACGGTAGATTGGAACTCAGAGGGATTCCGTGGTGGATGGGTGGATCATAGGCGCAACCTTGCCAACTGCCACGCTCAGCACGCATTCGACACAGGTTTTATTACCGAGATGCCAGATATGAGCAAGCCGTGGCTATTCAATATTGAGCCAGACTCACGCTCCAATGGTAGAGTTGTTGTCAATCGTAGCGCACGCTATCAAAACCAGTTCTTCCAGTGGCGTGAGATTGTGGCGCACTATGGCTCGCTAATCATGTTTATTGGCACGCCGGATGAGCATCGCGACTTCTGCTCCAACTATGGCAACGTGAAATACGTTGCCACGGCCAATCTCCTTGAGGCCGCTTGTTTAATCAAGGGTTCCGATTTGTTTATAGGCAACCAAAGCTCGTGCATGACAATTGCCGAAGGATTGAAGCACCCTCGAATCCTTGAGGGATCACTCATCATTCCAGACTGCATTTATCCAAAAGCGCATAACGCTCAGTATGTCTTTGATGGAACGGTTACTCTTCCAGCCGTTGCTCATGTTCCAGCAAAAAGTCTCAAGTCTAACGCCATTCATTGGTCAAACTTCGACACAACGATTGTGCCAAAAGTTGGACGTGGATACGGTTGGATCTATGACTATGGCGGCATTCGGATTCAAGAAGGCACCGTGAGAAAGGTGGCATCCAAGGTATCCAAGCTACTTGGAATCAGCCATGAGCAAGCCGAAGCAGAGGTTGTTAAAGCTACCGTTAAGGCCGCGCCAAACTCTTTTAGTGGCAATCTACGCATGTCAAACATGACTGCCGCGATGGACGCTCTTCGTGAGAATGGCTACACAGATCATCCGATCTTTACTCTCACGAGTGGAAATATTGGAGATTTGCTTTGAAATTCTATTTGACCACTTTCAATCAAACCCTTATAACCAAGAAAT